ATGAAAAATCTAGCAAACGGATGTAAACGAACTGAAGTGTTCATTTCTCCAAAAAATTACAAAACGCTTAAAGCAAAATCTGACCTCAATAAAAGTTGGGCTGTAGAATGTAGATTCTTTGATCCAAAGTTTGCTGAGAAATATCCAAAAGGATTTCCTTACAGGAAAAAGCTTAATAGAATAAAATGTGATAATATCCAGGACCAGAAAAAACTTGCAGAAGAATGCAAGGAGGAAATGGAAGCTCAGTTAGATGAAAGACATTATAATCCAATCTTAGAATCTTACGACAATTCTGCTAAAGGAGAATTAAATCCTTACGTATTATTCTATGATGCTTTAATTATTGGACAAACTAAACTGATAGGTTCCGGCCCTCACTTAAACCAAGTTAGATTATGTGTTGTAAATATAAAAGAGCATGTAGAGCATTTTAGATATGATTTACTCCCAATAAAGGACATTAAAATCTGGCACATAAAAAATATTCTTGAGCATGCAAACATGACACCTTCAGTATTCAATCATTCAAGATCCTATTTATTAAGCATATTTAAAGAATTAATCCAATATGGATGTATTGATCACAATCCATGCAAAGAAATAATCAAGAAAAAGACAAGCAAGAAAATAAGAGAAACTTTTTCTGATTATAAATTAAGGCTAGTGAAAAATTATCTTGAAGAATACTATCCAACTTTCCATCGGTATTTCTATATATTTTTCCTTTCTGGTGCCCGAAGCGCAGAATTATTAAGAGTGAAAGTTAAGGATGTTGACCTGAAAAAGCAGGAATATAAAGCCTTAGTAAAAAAGGGTAATCAATATGAAGAAGTATTAAAAGTAATACTTCCTGAAGCTTTACCATATTGGAAAGAATTACTTTCAGAATCTAAGTCTCCAGAAGATTATATTTTTTCCAAAGGTTTAAAACCTGGTCCAGGGGTTGATCTAAAACCAATAAGAACATCTCAGATAACAAGGAGATGGAGTAATCATATAAAGAAATCCGATAAAATAATTGACATACATGGCAATATAGTGAGAGTTACGGAAGACTTTTATGCATTGAAGCATTTATTTTTAGACAAATTGGATGAAGCGCAAACTAATGGAAAAATAGCTCCAATTGTGGAAATGAATTTTGCTCAGATTGCTGCTGGTCATAAGAGTGATACAACAACAAGAATATATACAACTAAAAAAGATCAAAGAAATAATGAAGCTTTGAAAAAGGTTACATTAAATCTGAAAATAGGATAAAAATTAAGGAGTATTTCGGTACTCCTTTTTAGGCAAAGAAAAAGCCTCCATGGGGAGGCTGTATTGTTTACTTAAAGAATATTTTATTCTTTCTTGCTAATATTACTCTTTGTAACTTTTGCTAAAAATGTGGAAACTATAACAACTAATATAGAACCTCCAAATACGCTGCCTAATATTTCGTGATCCTCATGTATTAAGTAAGCAGAAAACACCATGCCTGCTAAAACTATTATAAAGGAAAAAATTAACCCCATGGAGTTTACCATTCTGTCTCCTTTTTCTGTTTTTTCAACTAAATCTACCTTTTTACTAAAGGCTTCATGTCTAAAACTTTGCTCTTTTTCTGCGCATGTTTTAAGCCAATCTAAGATTGTTGGATCTATACGATATAGTTTTTCTATTTCAGTAGCATCTGGAAGTAAATTATCATCGAAGACTTCTTCTACAATATGTCCTTGACCATGCTGACTTTTTACTAATTGTTGTTTCCTCTGTTGTTTAGCCATTACAAAGCTCTTTTTCTAAAGCAGTATTCAAATCATTTGCTGCTTTATTCCTGTCTCGCTGAAGATTTTCTCTATCATCTTTGGTACTTGGAATCTCTAGATTTTTAATTTCTTTTTTAATCTTAATATAACCTTCACTTTTAGAAGAATATTCACCTAAACAAGCGGCTTTCATATTTCCTAAAACCAAAAATGACGCTTTTAGAATGCTCATAAGTTTCATTTTTTATGTGTTGTAATTGTTTTACAAAGTTATGCAAATTTTGTTCCTTCACAACAAAATAACATATATTAACATTTTCATTTTGCAATAACATAATGAAATTACAAATTGAAATTGTATTTAAGTATACAAATATATCAGTCTCAACAATAAAACTCGTCGCATTAAAATTTATTAAATAAAATATCCCAGAAACTCGTACCGGGATAAAACATCTCATTTTTTAAGTTATTTCAATTCAAAATGTGGAGGATCATATGGTGACTTCCAATCTCCTCCCCAAACAATACCAATTCCCAATTCTTTTGCAACGCTTTTAATATGTGTAGCAATGAGTTTAAGATTCTTTATAGTATCTGGGTGATCAACCTGTACTTTGCCAAAAAAGAATGGATATAGGTCAATGGCTTTTCCTAGACCATCTCGCTTACCATCAGCCATATCCTGATGATTAGATATAGATTTCACACCATCTTTATTGGTTACTCTCATACCGGGTTTTGTACGGCCTTGTGCATAAAGATCTTTTTGTCTTTGATCTGATCGAAGACCTTCAGTAATTGTAAAGTCTACTGGGCTATTTGTGATAGCAGCTTTCATTAATTTTACTAGTTTGGGGTGAACGCCTTCTAAGTTTTTAAGGCTTCTTTCTCCTAATTTATATTTCATGATTGTATTTTTTTAATGAAAATCTTTTCCTGTCCACTTTTCAAATAGTGGAATTGTTATTATTCCAGAAACATATACAACGGATCCGAAAATTAACCACACCCACCAAGGCAAAGCTTTTTTATCAGATACCTTATGGTTATATACAGACTTGTATGTAGTATCAGTGATTTTTAAATGCTCTGTTTGATATGTAATATTTAGTTTCTCTTGTTTCTTTTCAGTCTTTTCTTCCTTTTTTTTTGAAGAATTAACCGTGACTTTGGCATTTCCTTTAAATTCTATACCGCCGTACTTAAACCAGTAATCCCCAAACGGCTCAAACGATACATTAAGGTCTTTTCTTTCTGCTTTTGCCGAGCTTTCCCCTTGTGTTTCGGACTGAATTTCGGTACGCTGTTTATTCTCTGTGTATTCATTTTTTGTTGTTTCTTGTTTTAATTTTGTATTATCTACTTTCTGGGAACCACATCCCCATATAAATATTATACTAATTATCAGAAGTAATAGCTTTTTCATTCGATTTTTGGTTTTGATTATTCATATATTCTTGTACCTCTTTAGCTATTTGCTCAATATCAGTTCTGTTTTTTGCTATGCTGGTGATTAAGGCTCCGGCCTCATGAAATCTCTGTTTATCCTCGGCTTTCTCGTATATAGACTTAATTTCTATAATGCTTAATCCAATTGCACCAATAAGGGATATAAATGGAAATAGCGGAATTTTGTAACCATAGAACTCTTCCAAATACCAAATAGCTGTAATTTGCATAGCATCCAGAACAAGTAGCGGAAACATAATATTATAGTATCTACCTAATTTATCAACAGTCCGGCGTAATCCATAAGAAGATCTTACTACTTTATTTTTTTTTGCCTTCCTAAGTCCACTCCATAAATCAGCCATTACTATTAAAAAAACTTCAACATTAAGAGAAAAAGCAACCCATATACATATTATTATTTTTTCCATATTAATGATTATTCTGTTTCTACAGGCTTATTATTAGCCGATTCTCTCAGGGTATTATAATCATCCTCTGAAATAAACTCTACAGTACTTTCGGTTGATAAAAAAGATTCTTCATCCATTTTACCAAAGAGTATTATTTTTCCGTTATCGTCTATAACCTTAAAGTATAGACCATGTTCTAAAGTGTAATCCATTATTATTTGTTTGTTTGTGATTAAGCTTGTCCGGAATCAAGTATTGTCCATCCTTTTGAGACTAATGAATTTCTAGCCGTTGCTCCGGCGCTTGAATATTTAACCCCAGCAGCTCCAATTACTTTAGCCGTTGTTCTTGCTGAAAAATCCATGGAATCTAACTTTTGCAAGAATTTAGTATAGTTAGCAGGCGACAAGCCAGAACCATCTAAATAACTGATCATTGATGCATTAACATTATATGATAAGGTGCTTATGTCCTGATCAAAGTTTCTACAGTTGAAGTACATTCCATCCAGTACCGTTACATTGCTAATATTAAGTGTAGATACAGGCTGATTAAACGGTGTATTTGATAACATATAATACATATTCGTTGCTGATGCTGTATTTAACTTATCAATAGATTTATTGAAAAGAGTATTTGCAAAAGCTAATGAGAAATCCTTGGTTCTCGATACATCTAAAGAGTTAACTTCCTGATTAAATACGCTTGCTCCATTCGCAAAATTTAGCATTCCTTCAACATCTACCTGAGGCATTATAATACCTGTTATAGGTCTATTGTATGTCTTATAATTTGTGAACATTCCAGATACACTATATAGCCCATTAATAGGGTATGTATAATCTACTTCTGGACTATTTGAATTCTGAGTATCTGTGTTGATTTCTTTAAAGTTGTATTTGCCTATAGAATTAAGCATTATATAAGCTTCTTCTCGATCTACTCTTATATGCGTCCTTACAACTTGTAAAGCATCTACAATAATTTCAGAATATTCAACCCCGTTAAATATGAATTTTCCTCCATTGATTGATAATACATTAGAAACTGTAGTAACGATTTCCGATTCTATAGTTCCTGTACCATTACCTTTTTTGAATAAATGGATATTATATTTACCCGACTTAGGGTGAATTCCGTTAGACTTATCCAACGCTTTTATAACAAGTGTTTTCATTATTTTTTAATTTAATTTCCATTGTGTATCTAAATAATCCTGACGAGCTTTCAAGAAGCTATACAATTGAGCCATATTCGGAATGCCATTCTGAGAAACGCAGCCCCATTTTGCAAAGTCGGCAGAATAAACACTAACCGGAATCTGCTTTGAAATCCCCCCAAATATGTTGAAGTAGTTAATCATGGATAACACACCAGAATTTCGAAGTTTTGTATACCTTTCTTTAATCAGTTGTAAGAATGTAGCCTTGAACTTTGGCCATATATCACCAGTCATAACAAACGTATCTGCTGGATTGATTATGTTTTCTACGTACAGTCCTATAGTATTATCTGTATCATTAAGCATTCTTTGCCATGTTAACCCTCCATCATAAGAAGCTAAAACCGTATTATTACCCATGCTATCCCAATGCCAGATTAACTCACTTTCAATAAGGAAATCTATCCATGATTCAAGAACAATATAGTTCTGATAATTAGCTGCCAGATATGGTGATGTTCCACCTGTTCCTGTATTATCGTTGTATACATCATTCCAGAACTTAAAGAACCTAACTACGTTAGCCTTTGTTGCAGCTGATGGTGTCTTAGGTGATTTTAATTCATGAAATGAAGCAATTTCATTATAATCTACATATGCCTTACTACCTAAAAATGCTCCTAACTGTATACTGTCAGTAAGTAAATGGTTTTGATTACTATTATCAATAGCATAATTGCCAACTGACTTCTTTATTCTCCAGGTGAATAATCCCTGAAAATTATCATTAGAGTGCATTTCAAACGGAATTCCATTGGTGATGAAAGAAGCCGAATCTGTAAAGAATGTTTTAGAGTTGTATGATCCGGTAGCTGGTATTCCGGCAGGTATGGATTTTATAAAACAATCCGGATAAGCTCTTTCATGAGCTATCTGTAACCAAAGCCTACCACATCCTACATCTCGGGTATGGGTTATGTCTGTATGGAACGCTTTCCAATGGAAACCATCTGTAGTAAACCAATCGCCCATCTTTAAATCAACACTCTTGCCTTCATTATTTAATAGATCAATTGCATAGCCTTTTTTCGGATAGGTAGCTGATCCCTGCCCTTGAATAGACATTTTACCTTTAAGCCTTACAAGTTCATTGCCTTGTCGGTCGGAAATTGACAACTCTACAAACGTTGGAGTCCTGTCTACTCCTGCATCTGTAGGCAGTGGTCCGGTAACATCAACTCTAAAAAATTCCATTGCTGGCAAATACAGAAATCTACCTTGGAATATTTTACTTGGCTCTTCTACTTCATCACCAGTGCTAAAGCTTTCTGTTTTAAGTTTAGGAAAGTTCCAAACGCCATCTTTATCAGCATGACCAAAAATATTGCCCTCTTTGTCTAAGAATACTACTAGGTTTTCGCTGTCGTCCTTCTGATTCGATACTTCTTTTAAATTGTCAATATCAGTTGATAGTCCTTTAACTGCACCCTGTGGAATACTTTCCGATTTATAATCTGCTGAAAATTTACCGTCACCATCCCAGTACCCTAATAAATTACCATCCTTATCAACGACCTCAATTATATTTTCTTTTTGTCCATTGCTAAATCCAATTATTTTAGGATCCCATTTTGCAGATTCCCCTGGAATATCTGAAGCTAAAGTATTAACATTGGCTTCATATAAATTGTCTCCATATAAAACTTGACTTGCAACATCAAAATCTTTAGGCTCCCAAGTAGGAGTAGTTGAATTAGGCATTAATATTTCAGTATCGACAGTCCATACTATGCCAACCTTTTTAAACAACGTTAATACACCTTTTGCTACTGTAAACCCATTAGCATAAGTTCCAAAGGTAGAAGCTCTATATATTCCATCCGGAAGAGCATTTAACTCTGGTAATGTTTGCTGTGTTTTAATTGTACCAGTTACTCCTGAGGCTATTTTCTCATTAAAATACTGAATAGAAACTCTCCTAGGATTTAACTGTTCATCAGCAAAAATAAGTGTTGAAGCAGCAGAAGGATTGTTGTTTATAGGTATTTTGTCTACCGGAATTGGCTTTACAAATGGAAGTAAATTATTCTCGCTACTCATTTTTAACTTGTATTAGTACATTATCTTTAAATTCAATTGGTCTATTTTCGTTGTCGGCAATAACGTATAGGAATACATCTTTAAAAATATCATCCTCATTAATGGTTATATTTAAGCCTTTTTTGTCTTTCTGGTTAGTAAACTTTAATATTCCGGACATAGCAAAATCACTTCTGTCCATTTTATCTTTCATAGTGCGTTGTGTACCATCAATGAAAAATAAATTATTAGCAGCATGGACCTTAATAAAGTTTAGAATGTTTCCATTTCCATCTGATTCGAATTCATATGAAACTATTTCATCTATGTAAGAATCCCTATTTCTCAAATTAGAAATACCCCCAGATCTAGTTGTATTTAAATCTACATCTACATCTATGTCACCTGTACATCTGGCAGGTAGATTAGTAATTGTCCAATCATAATAAGTTTCATAATTGAATAAATTCCTATTATATAGATGCTTTGTAGCCATTCTTATAAACTTTCGTCCATAATTATCAGTACTATCAAGAAAGCGAACGCAATTAGAGAAAAACAGCTTATTTCCTGTATTATCCCTTATTTCAAAACGTCCGGAATACCACTCATAAGACTTAAATGTTATACGCCTTAGCCTTCCATTATCAACTCCAAATTGTGCAGGAACAACAAACTCATTACGATCATTTACAATCCATAGAACTAAATCAGAAGTTTCCACTAAGTTGTCTACATCCGGAATCTGAAATCTATGAAATTCGTTTACTTCTAATGGGTAAGGTCTTCGGGTACCGAAATATTGCGTATTTTGGGGGTTAGTCATGTCTTCGAGATCTGAAAGACTTCGATAAAACCTAACTGGACTATGATACCAAAATTTCTGCATGATTTATTTATCAAATTTAATTAAAAAGGTTATAATTTATATAACCTTTTTAAAATTAGTTTATTCTATATTTTCTTCCAGAAGCTGCAATGCCTATACCTGCGAAATCCTTACCATTGTCAAAGAATCTTATTCCAGTAGTTGCATACATTAATATAAATGGATTTCCATTGTCAAAACATGTATAGAATTCCTCATTAACAGTTGAGGCAGCTCTAAGTGTAGCTTTGAATTTGGATTTTCCAGTTAATGTCAAATTTACTATTTCGGTGTGCTCATAGTTTTCTGCGTTAACCGGTGCATGAATTTCGATAATTATATTATCATTCTCATCTAATACAACTACACTTCCGTTTCCTTGTTCGCTGAACAATTTATAATGAACTTCTAATGTTCCCTCTCCTATTACTTCATATTCAACGTAAGTGTAACCACAATTTGATTCATCTGGATTAGTAACAACTTTAGTAGTATTAACTACAATTTCTCCGAAAGGATAAGGAGTAAACACGTCATCTGATTTATATTGCTCTATTCCGTCTTCAATACTGAAAACTCGGAAACCTATTTTTCTGTTTTTAGGAATATTGGTAAAGAAGAATTCGTCATCTATTTGGACATTACTGCTATTAGCACCATTATATATTGTTTCCCATGTAGCACCATTATCTTTAGTTGCTTTTATTCGCATTGGTAAGGCTTTAAATTCATCTGGTGTGAATATTTGTAACTGTACTATTGTCGGCCCCGTAAACACAACATTTAATATCTTATTTTTAAGACTACTACCTTTTATCTTTCCGCGGATTGTCAAAGTATTATAGCCCTTATTGTGTTCTAAACCCTTTTGTCCAAAAGGATAAACATCCATTACTCCTTCCGGAGTATCTACAGTAATATAACCACGGCTTTTATTTCTATCTCCATCTATTCCAAAACGCCAGTTATTATGTAATCTGAAGAATTCTTCAAATGTCACGTATGGGATAGTTATTTCAATTGTCTGATTGGTAAAGTATGGATATTTAAAGTTTCTAAGACGTCCTACAGTCTCGTTGGCATTCAATTTTACCCGTCCAGAAAGCTCATTTGGTAATTCAGCAGGATTAACTTCTATTTCTACATTACCATTGTTTTTATAATTAGTAACCAAAATCTCTTCTGATGCTAATTTCTTAACCAAAGCAGAACCAAAGAATCCGGACCATCTGGCCATTTGGAATTTTGGATTATGCCGTAGGTTAGAAGTAGTATCACGCGAATAAATTCCATCGGGCCATTGACTAACATAAACAAAACCTTCGTCAGATCTGTTTTTGACAAAGTTTGTTATAGTGTAAGATATAGGTGTATTAGATGTACCTTTCTCTATTCCTGTAGTCTTATTTAAATCTAAAGCTGTTTTGCCTATCTTTAATATAGTCCACTCTCCATTATTAAGACCTGAGGTAATTTTTATTTTATCACCAACTTTCAATGGCAATACATCAAAAGGGGTTTTGTATGATCGTAATACTAAATGTCCTTCTGATTCATCATGTATACATCCCATGATAATACCATTATCTGTGAATGCATCTACATTGACCATGTCAATCAATATCAGATCATCATCTGACTCTGATGTACTGGAAGAATTATCATTTATTACATCCTGTATCTTGAATTCATCAATAATGAAATCAGTTTTTTTGTCAAACTTATTCTTACTTGACTTAATAGGTGTTAAAAATTCAGCAGTTGTGTTGAACCCTGAAAGGTCATCCTTTTTATTGGTACTAAATTTCTGGCTACCAAATAATAGATTGTTTAAAGAGTTTTCAAGATCATTAGACAAATCATATCCATCCTCATCAAATCCTTTATCTGATAGGTCGAAAGCTTGAATGTCCTTAAAGAAATAATCTACACTTTCAACGATAAACTTATTTCCTACTATATCATATCCTAAAGCCAATAATGGAGATGCACTATCATATAATATAGACTTTAAAGATGTTGTAAGCTTATCTTTAAAAGATTTAGCAAATGATTCTGGTATACTCCTGAAGAACATTCCGGTTCCTATTCCCGTATTCTCATATATCCCTCCTTCTCCTAAAATATTACTTTCAATAGTTATTTGTCCATCCGAGTATAGTTTACATACTTGATTTATAGCCTCTTTTAAGGTAACTACCTTTACTTTTCTCAAAGGAGAAAGTATATTAGCACTTATTGCTATAGAAGAATCTGTTTTAGCAGGATTCCCACCCAAATTGGGATCTAAGCTCCATGTATACGAAGCATTCGGGTCCCATGTTTCACCAGGTGAAAAATCCATGAAAAATTGAACCTCTATGCTTTGTCCAGCTTTTAAACTTAAAGGATTGACTCCATTTACCGGAAATCTATCTTTATTTGTATATGTATCACTAATTACTTTTACTTGAGCAAGCTTATTTGGACCCTGTTGAAATAGTTCTGAATCAGCTAATTTTTCAATTCTAACAATATTTCCTGATGAATCTTTAATCAAAGCAACCATCGTCATTGTATGATATGTGCTTTTATCACTAGTTTTACATCCGTACATTTCTACATTTGACACCCTTATTTCTAAGTCATCAATATCTGTCTTAGTTGATAACATAGGACCTATGTACATGTATGGTCTATTGTCTGGCATATAGAAACCACTTTCTGTATTGGTATTGTCTCCTATATTCTGTCCTTCAGATGTTAATTTATACATCCATTGCCAGCCCTGTAGACCTGATTGAATAGAAGTAACCTGTATTCCTTCTCTGAGAGGATCAAGCATGAAATATAAGTTTTCTGCTTTAGATCTTATTTCCTTGAAATAGAATTCACTTGGAACAAAAGGAGTAACCGGCTTATTATCCAAATTTTTATCAGAAAACAAGTTTACAGAAGTATCTTCCCGGGAGAGTATTTTGTTCTGACTTTCTCGTTTTTTTATTTCTGTAACAATCTTCTGAGAGCTTTTTTCATACTGATAACTAACCTTATTAAGGTTTAACTGGAAATCATCACCCAATATATCATCACCATCAACTATCCATTTAAATATAATTTGTCCGTCTCCTCCTTTTTCTTTGTATACCTTGTCAATGATCTCATAAGCGTCTTTATTGTTGTATCTGACAAATTCTAAACTGGTAGATTCGCCCAAAATAAAGTTGTCTACATTGAAAAACTCTTCGTTTATGTCTATGTAGCTATTTATATCATCAAATCCGTCAGGTTCCTCAATTTCATAAGTTCCGGCATGCTTTGAATCAATGACAACTAATTGAAATGTTTGTCCAATTGCATATTGATATACTATGTTGTTAATCCCTTCCATTCTTTGATATTTTCACGTTAATTGATTGTTTTTTAGATTTTCCGACTACTTCCGGGTATTTACCAGGTCTTTCTTTATATACAAACCCGTCGACCTCATAAACAGATGCAGTAGAGTATTTAGCCATCGTTTTGTCAAACTTCTGCCCTACTTTATCAGCAATTTCATCTGCATTAACACTATTATGATTAATCACAGGTGGAATATCAAGTCTTTGACCTGATAAAGCTCTAGCATATATGTTTTGTCCCATTACCAAAGGTTCATCAGTAAGTGACTTCATTATTTCCTTTGTCTGTGTAGCATTAAATACCTTATCACCTTCAGAAAGCCATGTCTTTGTTGCCCCTCGCTCGTTACCTAGTGATTTAATTCTACCATGTTTATCTGCAATAATTTCACGGCCATACTCCTGAGTAATTGCCATTCCTTCTGGTGCATAGTCAGTACCTGTAAAGTATTGAGGAACTGGATTTCTTGACATGATTAAGCTTGACTGAAGAACACCAAATGCTAATGCAGCTAATGCCATTGGCCATCCTGCAAAACCTGTTTGAGCTAAAGTTGCTGTAGCTGCTAGTGAACCATTAATCAAAGCCTGTTGAGCTGATGCCTGTTGTTCAGCCTTTGCTTTTTGCATAGCTATCATTTTTTCACGCTCTAATTGTTGTTCTTTAATAACTCTGTATTCATCTTCTAAGGCATTTCTTTGTTCAATCTGTTCTGTAGAAGCATTATTAACTGAGTTTAAGAAATCTAATCGTGATTGAATTATAGCAAGCTCCGCATCTGTTCTTGACTGTGATGCTCTTAATTCTTCATCATATATTGCTAATCTTTGATTAAGATTATCCTGCATGATGGATTGGCTTATTGCTCCTACTGCTTGAATAGCTGCAATTTCTGCTACCTTCCATTTATCTTGACCTTCACCATATTTTTTATTAAATTCATCCTGGGAAAGAAGAATTGCATCATACATAGTTTTAAACTGATCAGCTACACCTCCAAGACCTAAATCATCAAATCCTTTTGACAGGAAATCAAACATCGTATTTGTAGCTTTAAAAGCATTCAATTCTTTAGTTGAAACAAGTTCTCTTTTTCTTGTAGTAGCTTCGGCAAGCTTTACATTTGTGTCATCCAGTTGATCATTTATTTTATTATACTGATCAATTTCTTTTTCATTTAAAGGACCTTTTTTAGCCTGCTCTTCATATATCCGTTTTTCATTTTCTAATGTGTATTTACGGTTAGTTAATGTGAGTAGTAATGTATCAAGTTCTAATTTGGTTAATCGATATGATCTTTCTTGAATTATAAGCTTTTTATCAGCGTAGATGGCAATTTTAGCCTCTGCTTCTGCCGAACTAGATTGAGAATCTAATCTACTTTGTTCAACTTCTAAATCTGCAATTGCATCTGTTAATAACTTCTTCCCAGATTCTCTTAATCTTGCATTAATAGCTTGTAAATCATTATTTCTATCTTCAACAAGCTTAATTATACTTCTATTGTATGACTTTGTAAGTTCAATTTGTTCAGCATATGATTGGTTTAGGTTTTTATAATACTCTTGATCAGCAGCAACTAATAACGCAGTTCTTTCAACATTGGTTAATTCATCGTCATTTAGAATTATATCTCTTCTTTCCTTGTTGTCAGTAGCTAAATTTCTTTGTGACTGCTTAGCTTTATCATCATAAATTTTTAAAACCTCATCTTGTGCTTTTTCAAGTTCATCAATAGCTTTTTTACTAGCAGCAGCAGAAACTTGTCTTTCTTTAGCATTTAATCCTTTTAAATAAGCCTGAACTCTATCTCCATATACTTTATATATCTGTTCATATCTTTTCCAATAATCTTCTTCGGTTTTAAGTCCTTCTATCCGGGCTCGTTTATTTTCTGCAAGTTGGTTATCTCTATCAGCCTGCATGTTCATTAAAGCATCTTTCTGCTCACCAGATAATTTTGCACCAGTATATTTTTTTTCTTTATCTGGGGTAGTAAGAGGTTTTCTTTTTACAAGCTTTCCATCAATAAGGTCCCATTCTGAAGTGTCTTTCATGGTATTTTTACCAGTCTTAGAATCAAACCAGTATCTACCATCTTTACCTCTTCCATCCTTTTGCTTCATTGTATCAGCCTGAAAGAAATTCTCACCTAGTTGCCTACTACGTTTTAATGCAGCATTATAATTTGTGGTAATTCTAGCTGCAGCTATATCAGCCTCACGGCCAACCCCCATAAATGATCCAGCTAATAAATGATTAAAGTCTATTAATTGACCATTTTTAGAGATTAGATTATTTGTAACATTAATCAGATTCTGATATTCACCAGGCATCTTATTAAGGTCTTTACGCACATCATTAATTGATCTTGTATAACCGAAAATAGATTTCGTACCTGTTTTATACTGATCATTAATAGATATCATTACGGATTCCAAAGCCTTACTGTAATCACCATTCTTTTTGATAGCTTCAGTTGCTTTTTCTATAGGAATTCTTCCAGCTGAAAAATTATCAAAAACAGCTTTGCTGGATGAGGATAAACTATTATAAATAGGAGCTGCAGAAGTGATCATGTCCGCAACATTCTTTAATGCTTCAGCTTCTTGTTTATAAAGCTTAGATATTTCGTTCTGTTTTTCCTGTAATATATATTTTTGTGCGTACTGAGCATTTACACCTCTTAATCGCTCTTCAATTTCTGAAAGGGTAACTTTTTCCTTATCTAGACCATCAAGGAAGTAAGGGTTTAACTGAATTATTTGATTAATTATATCCTTTCTAGCATTCTCATCATTCCAGTTTTGACGAAGTTGAAGACCAAGAACATTTAAAGCTTGTTGTTCTTTATCAATAGCAATAAGCGCTGCATCCGGCGTAAATGCCTTTAGCATATTGGTTATTGAATTTGTGACCATTTTAATAGATCCTGATATTACACCGCTACCGCTGTCAATACCTTCTACAAAATTTGTCCATGCATTATTCATTCTGGCCAATGCTGCTTGAGATGTGTCTATTTCTTCACCAAGTCCAAGAAAATATTTTTTATCAAGTTGTTCAGCAAATTTAGGAAGAACACTTTCGGCTAATACACCTCCTTTCTTCAATAATTCGTCCAATTGAGATGTAGTAATTCCCATACCATCAGCAAATAATTTAAATGCTCCGGCCATTCTATCACCTAACTGCCCTCTTAATTCTTCTGCTTGAATTTTGCCTTTGGACATCATTTGCCCTAAAGCTTTTAATATACCTTGTGTGTCATCTGCGGAAACTCCTAACATAGCAGAAGCTCTTGTTACAGATTCAAATATATTCTGAGCTTTTTTACCTTCAAGAATAGTTCCTTGGGCTGCTGCTTGAAACTGTGTATACTGATTTGAAAGACCTAATATCTCAACACCATATCTATTAGCAATACGAGTAAGAAATTCATTTTGTCTTCCGACTTCTTCTTGTGTTTTGAAAACCGCCAACTGAGATAAACGTAAAGTTTCAATCTTCTTTGATGTCTCGATTGCAGATTCACCCATAGAATAAATACCACTCGATATTCTTTGGAATATATCAAAACTAAATAGCCCTGCAAAGTATGTCGAAACTTGCTTTCCTATACTTTGATTTTTATTTACTCCACTTGGAGAAGAACCATTTACTTGACTATTAATATTTTTAATGGCATTATTATATTCTTTAGCTTTTTTAATTGCCTCATTGAAATCCCTAGTAGCATCTTTTATTTTTTGGTTATATTCCTGTTGTGAAATAGATCCGCTTTTAAGAGCTTGATTAAGCTGAAATACTTGCGCACCTGAATCTCTAGCTTTATCTCTATAATTTTTAGTTTGCTGGGATAGATTGAAATAAGCAGAAGCAGTATTTTTTGCTTGCCTTTCCCCTTGTGCCTTTGCCCTAGTTGCAGCTGCTTCTGCTGCTATTTCCTTTCTTGCAGCATCAGCATTTGCTCCACGTAGTTTTGCCTCCTGGATAAGAGCTCGGTTCAATGCTTCTTCAGCTTTCATTTCCTGTATGGAAGCTTTTGAAACTTCGACCTGCGCTTTAGCTCTAGCCAATATTGCATTTGCTAACTTCTGCTCAGCTTCTGCAAGTCTTTTATTCGTTAATGCTAAATCATTTTGTGCTTTAGTAAGTTTATCTATAATATCTTTAGATTCTTTCGTAGCTTCATTATATTCTTTTGGCTTACCGGAATTAAATGCGTTACCAGCCTTCTTAGCAACCTCAACAAGTTTATTGAAGTTGACAATTAAAGGATCTAATGCAGCATTGATTTTATTTAACTCCTCAATCGTTTCCTGCCCCTGTACAATAGCTAACTTATCAGACATTATTACTTACGCTTATTTTGAATTTTTATTTGCTCATCAATTCTTTTACGAGCTTGCTTAACCTTAACACCAAATCTGTAAAGAGATATTTTTTCAATATCAATGCTAGTTTCTAGTACTAGTTCTACATTGGTTATTATATCATTTATGTCTGTAGGCTCCGAGTTATCTTTGCTTTCAGTTTTTTTTATTTTAGCTTCAATAGAAGCAATATCATTTTCGAATTTTTCAATTCTGTCATATACAATTTTAATTTGCTCATCTATATCTAATGTGCGTTTGATTTGGATGTTATCAAATAACTTGTCCAAATGTTCTGATTTATGCGATTCACCTATAATATCCCATTGTATATTTAATCGCTTGATGGTATTTAAAAACTCTATAAGAGTATAAAGGATAGGTATTTCAAGTCTACATGCTTGTAACTTTCCGTAATTTGAAAAGTCAATGCTTATATTATTAAGACTTACTATATATTCCTGAATGATTTCTTTGAAATGAGACTCTAATTTCTTTTCATCTATACCATTTACCTCATCTCCGTCTTGGTAATCTCTTAATAGAAATAAAAAACTCCCAGTGGTCATGATTCTTTCATATCTGGATAAAGGCAAATCTTTACTATCTCTATAAATTTTCATAAGCACAAGGATGTTCTTTAACATTAAACCACTCTAAATTCCCATCTGGAGTGAAAAAATTTTGATTAATTGCTATTTTATTGGGACTTTCTCCATGTGGAACCAAGGCTATTCTTAATCCTCTGTCATCATCAAAAATGTGAAATATAAAGGATCTGCCATCTTTAGAATGCTCTTTGATCCTTTCACAGTCAGATTGCTCCAATGGTTTTGAACAATTACAAGCCATTATTTATCATGTATATTATTTTTTTGCTCAGATCTTTATTATTTTTTATCTGAACTTCTTTGATTTGTTTTTCTGGAAGTCCTAAAGGTTGCACTCCCTTTTTTTCAAATTGATTCTCTAACCATGTGTACTTAGGTCCTTTTAATAGGTTATGGAAATATACTTTTGTTGGCGAAATATCAACTACAATATTTTTATGGTAATTACCAGTTACCCTTAAATCCCAAAAACCTCTATTTCGGGGGTTTATTGACGTCTTGAAGTGTGCGTACTCGGGTTGACCATAAGGGGGCATATTTACCCCCCTACTGTCTTTCCCTTGCATAAGATTATTTATGTTTAACTGCACCAGATTAGCATCAACTAAAGAGTTTTGAACAAGAGTAGGAACTACATCCTTAACTCTTTCTATCCTTGCTTTCAGCTCAATTGGTGTAATAAGCATTATTAAACCTTCTTTTTATCCTGAGTTTTAGCAACAGGCTTATTAATAAATGGTTTCACCTTCTCTCTGATGAGTTTTTCCTCAACATCTGAAAGTAATTGTTTTATAGTTTCCACCGCTTCTTCGATAGAGTTGAAATTCTCAACTTGTTCGAATGTATGTGCTCCAAGTTGTAACTTCATGACTATAAAAATTAAGCAGTTACTATTTTAGTTACTGATTGTCCAGAATAGTAGTTACCATCCTTTACATAAATGTTATAGCCATTTTTAGCAGTTACAAATGATACTTTTGCACCAGCGGTCAAAGCCGTATGAGTTAAAGTGTACTTTTTGTTGTTAGCATCATAAGTAACGTTTGTCGGAGGCGTTCTAGTTCCATCAACATCAACAGCCCAGTTTGTAGGATCCGTAAGCCCAATTACGGGGGAGTCGGCACACAAAGCTGTAATTGTTAATACTGTAGTTGTAGCTGCAGCAACAAGCACAGGAGCTTCAATATTCAATCCTGCGATTGGTTGTATTTCAAGGAAACTAAATTCAGTAGGAGTAAATAATCCTGAAGCATTTTGCCAAGCTGTCATAGCAATTGGAGTAACATCAACCTGTAAAGTAGGACCAGAGATGTCTGCAGTTAATGCAAGATCAAATACGTTTGTAAATAAATTCACATCGAATCCAGATACTTTTCCATTGCTCTTAACCCAGAATACAGCTGTACCGTCTTCAAGAATTGGAATAATAGCCCATTCTTTAGATTTGTGTAGTCTTTGAAGCTGATTCTGGAAACAGTTACCTTCATCGAATACAAAAACCCATCCTTTAACACCTCCAATCCTTTCTGATCTCTCTTTTTGAGTTGAAGTAGCAAAGTCAGCCTCCTGATTATTATTGTCAAGATTGTATGGCGTAATCATTCCAATAAATTTCTCTTCAGATATCAATGTATCTAATTCTGTTTTACCAAATGTAGAAGGATCAATTTCAACACCTCTTTTAATTAGTGCGAAACCTACCATTCTTTTATTGCCACAACGCAAACCTCCTAACAATGGTATTAAAAGCGCAGCAGCGCATGCATTTCTTTTTAACATTTTTATTTTATTTTTTTATTACATTATATTCTGGATAGCATCCAGTACTAATAGTTAGGTCAATATTTAGAAGTAGTGAATCCCAGAAGTCTTGTGCAAGGCTATTTTCATCAAGTCTTTTAGATCCATTAACAGCATCTCTTGCTGATAGTTCTGATACATCATTAAAAGGAAATGTTATGAAGCTGAAATCATCCGAATAAGATATACCCTTACTTTTTTCAATGGACTTAATAAATAGATCTTTTAACGGGTATAATATCTCCTGATAAGTAGTTTGGAATCTACGTTTGTAGTAATCATTAGAATCACCTTTAGTAATAAAGAAAAATTTACATCCTTGAAGGGTTATTCTATTACTATTACGTCTTTCGTTTACTACATATCCGGTTTGTAACCAAATAAGAGGATATTTCGTTTCAGCTTGTTGTAATACTCGCCATACTTCGAATAAATCAGCTTCTGCATAGTTACTTTTCCATAACTTATCCTGAAACTTTACTTCTAAAGTCCTGTTAAGCAAATCATTTAAAAGTGCATTGTGATTTATCATATCCCCCAGCTGTTTTTAATTGCCATTTTAAAACGTGATCTATCCAAGTCTATTAATGGATATTGCGACTTATTATCGTGTAGAAACTGAATAAATGATACATGTCCGAAATTACCGTCCATATATCCATAATAATCAACTCCACCATTAACAATTGTATAAGGATTACGCTCCAAAGTATACCCAGACGCATAACGAAGAAAACTACCTTGAAACTTTTCTAAAAAAGTATTCCAGGCTTTTACAATCTTCGGTGTGCTGCTTACAATACTTCCGACCTTTGTGTCAACTTTTGCCTCTCCAAACTCAGTTGTTTGAGTGACTTTGTGGGTTTTATACAAGTAGTATGTATAATCAGCCAAAAGAGACGATTTAGGGTACTCTTCCAACAAGCCAACCCAGATACACTTTTTAGTTTCTCCGTTTACTTGCTTATCGTAAATCTTACCTGTAACTATCTCTTTATAGCTTTCCGGAGCATTGGAATTGATACCTCCATCCGGATTAATCCACTGCTTGAAATCTTCCCACATTTCCCAACCAAAAGCTAAAGACAACACATCTTTTTCGGCCTGTTGCATTATATCCGTCAATAAATTGCTGGTCCTGTTGTTTGGATCAGGTTCATTAAGATTCGGGATATCATTCCAGTTTGAGAAATATGTGTTGTCTATTAGCATTTTACTAGGTTTTAGTCTTCTAGAATCGTAGTTGGAGATTTAGTTTTATCTAATTGAACATCTTTTGCATATTCAGCTAGTTTTGCTTCCACTAGTTTTTTTGCAAAATGCTTATGTTCAACATAGTTTTTACCATCTTCTTTCAATTTAATAGCAACGTAATCACTATCATTATCGAACGTTATTTTAGTAACCTTCTCCTCAGTTTCTTTTGTTTCTTTAATCTTTACCGACATTGTAATTAATTATTTGAGTTAAAATTATGCTGCTGGCTTTTTAAGGGCTGCTTTAATAGTCGCTAGATTGCCTTTTATAACAGCTTTATAGTCAAGTGGTGCAGCGTTAAGAATAGAGAAAACCTCACCTACTAGAGTATTTTCATTCTCAATAAACTGCTCTCCATAGTAACCTTTTCTCATTATGAATCCAGAATGAACCTCATCATAAATATTAAAATCACCTACTATGAATTGACCTACAGGCATTTTGTTTGATTGAACTAGTTTAACTCCTTCAATTCTATTACCTGCTGCATCGATGTAAGGCTTTAATGCAAAATTTCCGTTATTATCCTGAGTGTAAACAGCTGCTGTTACATCTTGTGGATTCATTACTGCGTAATCCGGAATATAGTTTAATGCTCTAATCTGAGTTATGGCAGCTATAACAGCAAGTCCATTGTCGGGATTGACAAGTGTGCCATCTAAAACAGAACCTAGATAAGCAGTAGCATTAGCTTCCATTATTTCGATTAATCCATCTTGCCAGTCAGTTAAAACATCTCTTTCGAACATTTTAACAATTGAAGCTAATAACTCTTCAAAGTCCATTTCAAATTCTTCAGTCCATTCAATACGACCAGCATATTTTTTTCTTGAAGTAGATGTTCTTTTGAACTTGTATTGTAATAATGGCTTAACAGCACCTTCTGCAGTAACTGCAACAGCTCCCTCAGTAGCTACCTGCTCCATCTTAATATTGGTAGCTGGAACTTTTTCTTTTTGCCTGTTTCGGATTAACCCAAGAATAAAGTTTTCTGGTATTCTGATGTAAGCTATGTCTCCACTAATACTGAAATTGTCTGAAACAGGATAGTTTAATCCATCTACATTGGTAACAGTACCGTTATTAGTCATATGCATTGCTGGAGCTTTACTAATCACAATATTCAAATCTTTATTAGACTTGAATGCATCAATAAAGTCCTGGTGCTTTTCTTTAATTGTTTCACGTAAGAAGTCTTTAAGTTCATTTTTACCAAATGTTCTCATTTCTTCTTTGATCTGATCTGCTTTTTCAGCAACATCATTAATGTCTTTAGACAATTGTGTCTGTTCTGTATTTAGAGGTTTAAGGGCTTCTTTGATGGCATTATCTAGCTCATCTTTTCTAACCTTGTCCTCATGTGTCTTCTTGTCCGCCAAATACTTTTCTTGTTCCTCTGGCGAGAGTGCGTTAATTTCCGCAACCGTTTTGTACTTAAAATCCATTTTTTAGAAAATGTTAAGATTAATTAATTGTTTTGTTTCACTTGCCGGAGTGTCGATTGACGGGTCCGATTTTGTGGAAGTGTCGGCGACGGGTTCCACGGATATTGTAGGTGTTGCTGGATTACTACCTCTTGGAACTGCTGAAACCTCAATGATTTTCTGTTCCAGTACAGCCCAGAAATAGCCTCTTTCGTCAACATCTTCTTTATTTACGATACTCGGATAGTATTTATCCCAGTTTTCTTTTTCTTCTTTAGCCCAGTCCGCACTGTTATTGACGCATAAAACAAGGTTTACATATCTTAATCCGGCAGAATGCTGTTTTACTTTACCATTTATGTACTTTCCGAACATATAAGGATTGTCTTCCTTATGAGCTGTAGAGTACATTACAAGGCACTTAGTAGATCCCTCATAGTTAAAACCTAACTCTTTCCATGTTCTTGTTTCTACTTTGTAGCTAACCTCAGTACCATCAGCTATAATTTTATCAAACTTTAAAGCATGTTCCTGTAAATGCAGTCCTTCTTTAGTATTCTTTACTGTCCTATTCCAACTATCGTCAATTGAAACATCACCATGAGAATCATAATAATTACATGTATTACCAACTGCAATAATTTTAATAGTAGTAGCATCTTTTAGCGCGACTAAATCAGCCTTAACAACCTCATCCGTATCATTTAATACGGAATTATAATACATTACACCATCAGAATGCTTTATACTTTCTGATTTATTAGCTATTAAAATCTTCTTATTATCTATAAGGAATTTCAAAGCTTCATCCTGTGATGAAAATGTCTTATCAGCGATTTCTTTTAGCTTTATCATTTCTTTATAGTTTTGTCTTTAGTAATAATTTCAATCTTCTTTTTTATGGCTTCTTTCTGTTCTGGAGAAAGTGACTTGTCATTTAGCTTTTCTTGTAACTTAGTTGCATCCATTAGTTCTGATTTAGGATAAATTCATTTAAACCATTGTCTTTAAGGAAACCTTCATAAGTTAGTCCCGGAATGATCTCCTTTGCCTTCGCGAAAGCGTCATACATCTTAATAAGAGCATCAGATTTGTCTTTAAATCCTGCGTTCTTAGTTTTAGTTTTCGCCTCTATAACACTTGGTAAATGATCGTATGTACCACGTAACATAGTACCTCTTTCTTTGAAGTAACCAGGTGTTTTATTTGTTTGCTCACTTAACCAGTTATTAGTTATAGGGGCTACATTACCGAGTATAAATCGTGCTTCCGAAAACTGTTTATTTTCATAAGTAGAATCATCGAAGAAATCACGAGGGACCAGATATCTATTTCTTACATCATCCTTTGCATTATCCTTCATTTCGATAATCTGCATTTTCTTGTTGTCACGGGTAAGATCCAGTACTTTTAAGTTTTCTTCAGATATTACCATATCACCAACCTTTCCTGTTCCGGCTCCATAAGCACCACGTCCGTTTATTTTGCGTTCGATATCCATCTTTTCATTTCCTCCTAACGGTGCCATACTCCCCCCTTCTTTGCTCAACACCTTATTAACTGGTGTAGATGTCAAGAAGCACATCATATCCTGAGCATTAAGCATTGTATGAAGTGATGGAAGAATACCAAATATCCGAGACATTGGATTTAAGAACGATTTCGAATTATATCCATTAGATCCACACCCACGCTTAGCAATAGTATCATAGAAATAAGCTATTTCAAACATCTTCATGTTACGCTTTTCATTTCCGTCCAAGCTTTCTATAACAGTTAAGTCCTGAATATCTTTGCGTGAGTACTTATATGGGTTCTTTATTTCAGGCATTTTAAGATTAAAGAAGTCCACATTATAAAGCTGTGGATTAACTCGCATATTGCCATTCTTGAAGAAAGTTCCATATTGAATTGATACACCATACACCAGAGTATTAATAACCATCTCCTTGATGAAGTCGGTTTTATTCTGCCATACATTAGGCTCGTTAAGAAACTCAACAAATGGCGAATCCTCAACTACTTTACCATCCGGATAAACCTCATCGATCTTTACCTGACATGCAAAGTCCGCATATAGGTTGATACACTCTTGAAGAAACAAAGCGTGTTCGTAGTAGTATTTAAGATTCTGCTGTGGTGTATAGTACTTCTTACCAATTCCAATCATGCCCAACATTCCGAAACGGGTAGTTTCATAGTTGTATGTATGTGTACCATCATTAAGACGCGCGTATAAAGGCGGAATTTCGCTTTCAGACCACACACTTTTAAAGGCCGATACTGATTTAGTAAATTTGGTTAGTAAGTTCAATTGCAATCAATTATAAACAAACGTAATAAAAAAGTTATATATTTTACAACCTTTTGGATAAAATATTTACAAATTAAGTTTATGCAGCTTCTTAATCATCCACATACAGTACTCTAATGCGTTCATTAAGTGGTCATCTACTTTTATTGGCTCGTCTAATATATTCCCATTGATGGTTCTAAATTCATAGGTATTGTATTCTTTTTCTATGTTTTCAGAGTCTTCTGTATACACAATGGTACATTTATCCATAAATTCAAAACGCTCCAAATATCCAGGCTTTTCAACTGGAACTACATTCAGGGAATGATACTTTCTAAGGTCATTAGTCATACTTGTATCATTTTTCATGTCTTTATCCGCTGAGTCAGCAAAAATGTAAGTTATGTTACCAATTGGAACGCCGGATAATATTAATTCATCACCTAGTGGTCTTGACATTTGATTTATAGGCTTATAAAGCTTTTGTCTTACATAAAACGTTCTATCACCATTGTAAATAACCTCAACACACGCAGAAGGATTAGCGAAGCCATAATCTAAGCCATAATAAACCGGAAATAAGCCTTGCTTCTTTATTTTTTCATACTCATATACCGAAATGGTTGACCATCCATTATATATTTTCTTATCATTCTCTGCGTATTCACCAAGCCCGTATACCTTCCACTTGTATTCACTGGCCGATCCATCTAATTCGTTTTGAAGACATCTGCAGCATTCTAGAATAGAACTTAGTTTATATTCTTTTTCATCCAAATAGCGTTTAAGATCATGCCTATTCTTGAAGCTGAATATAACATCTTTATCCTCTTTTTTAGACAAAACCAATTTACAATAGTCTACTGGTTGATAAGAAAAAATTTTAATACGCTGCTCATCTGGACAGAATGGGTTGTCTTTAAAAGTAGAGCTAATAACAATAGAATTCTCTTTCTTAATTATGTCATCTATGAATGTTTTCTTTTTCGGGTTATAGTCAATAAAGATAACAGTACTACGCATGTCAATTTGGTCAAAGGTGTCAATGTCCATTTTATATGGCTCGTTGATCCAAGCCCAATCTTGCTCAAATCCGTGTACCGCTTCATCGTCATCTGTCCCCTGTATTTCTATTGTAGATGACGTCTCCTCTCTGCCTCCATGATTATACTGTAGAATACTTTCGGTTTTATTATACTCATAATCGAGCTTATATCTTCCAGTGCGCTTATGATGCTTAATCATGTCATTTAAAACGGTTCTTTTGCAAAGTGTTTTTGTCTCTCTCCAAATAGTTAATCGCTTATTATGCTGCTCTCTGGCTTCAATATCGAATATATCGCAAAGAGAAATAGTCTTAGAAGATCTCGAAGAACCCTTTAAGACTATGTATTTATATTTCTGTGTCCCATCATCTTTTTTAGCCTCTAAAGCTTGTTTAATCATCCAGAACACTTTTGTAAATCGAAGTGTTATTTCTCTACTCTTCATCTTCTTCAAGTGGCGGAGCATATTGCATATTAATGATAGTCTGTTGACCAGATTCTAGCTTATCACCCTTAGAGGTTATATCTAGTTTTTCGCCATATTTTTTAGGGTGGACTTTTGACAGCCAGAACTTACGCGCATCTACTCTTAATTTTGACCTGTTGGTTACCTCCCTATCCTCTACATTATATTCCATATCGCCCTTAACGAGTGTCATATAGTCATTGGTTCCGTCATCTGCTATATCAAGTATCTCATCAAATATTCCCTCGGCTCTTATCTCACACGCGCGCGCGTACTGCTTTACTTTTTCTTCATCTTCATCCAACCACTTAAAGAAAGTACGCATACTAGGCATTCCTTCATCTTGTAGAATAGATCTTACCGATCTTCCCTTATCTGCTATCTCGCAAATAATGGTTTCGAACTTTGATGTTATATCTTCTTGTGAATATGACATGCCTATGCTTTTATTGAATTGGATGAAATATACCTCATCAATTCTTTATATCTGATAGCTCTTGAACTTAATACTTTCCCATTGTTGTCAATAGCTACCTCAACTGTTGCAGATGGGTTTTCACTTCCAAAGTCCATTCCTGATATAAATGGTACTTCATTTTTTACATTCTTACTATTTATCATGTGATTATTGTTTTTTTGCTTATTGGAAATTAAAACCCCGGTTAGTTTTTGCTAGCCGGGGAAACTAATAACCTTTAAACTTATAAATGAAATATCTCTCTATTTTAAAGTGCGCATAGTATTAGGCTGTAAGTTAGTTTAGATAATGAAGGATTTCGGGCTTCCTGTTACTATGCGCTTTAAATCAAATTATTAACCGTATACAAATATAATAAAAGGTTATATATTTTACAACTTATTTTATAAAATTATTTATACTATTGCCGTACGACTTAGATATATTATGCTATACATAATTTAAGTAAATGTTTTTGCCTATATTTACACCGATTTTAATTGTATTAAACAGTTAGGATTAATTTGACAAAAGTAGCCCTCTTTCGAGGGCTTTTTAATTTAAAGGTCTTCTTCAATGATTATTCTTTCTAACTTATCTACCTCATCAACAACCTTTTGAAGGTCTTCTCTGGTCATTACTGGTAGCTTATACTCCTTTTGAAGTATGTCGTTAATTATAGTCAATCTATAAGTAACCTTCTTTTTACCAAATGGAGATTTTGTTCTTTTAATCGCTAGCCTCCTGTTCTTGTCGATCCAAACCGTTGTCTCAACATCTTGATAGCCTTTTTTTGCCATTTCTTTTGATTTTAATTGTTAAACATTTAATTAATTTGACATTACAAATATATAACATTTTGTTATCAAATACAATACTTATTAAAACATTTTACACGTTAAATGTTAATTTAAAATCAATATAAATAATAACATTTTGTTATATAATTTGAATTTATACAGCGGCAAGTGTTATATTTGCATTATGAGTACAAGAGTTAAAGATGTCGCTGACAGAAAAGGCATCACTTATGGAGATATTGCCAAACAAATGAATGTTTCTAGGCAATCAGTTACCAATTGGACTACTGGACAGCGAAAAATGAAATTAGATGATTTGCAAGAAATAGCTCGCATACTAAAATGTGAGACTGCTGAACTTTTACCAGTTGGGGAAGGCTTTGATCATTTTTATAATGAACGTGGAGAATGGCTAGGTATTAGAAAGAAATAAGGGGCTTAATTGCCCCTTTTAATTTTCAAATAAGCGAAAGAATTGTTGCTATTAATGTACCTATCCAAAATATCTTCCAATCATCTGACAATAATACCCATTTATCTTTTAAATTGGATATTATAAAATATTCAACGGAAATTATTTTCCAATTTTGTTTTAAATACAAATCCAGATCTTTGGATCTTACAAGCATAAATTCTTGCGTAGGAGGAAAATTATCACACTCCATTCTACAAATAAAATATTTAATCATCTTCATCTAATTTTCTGATTATCTCTAATATAACGATAATAATCTGATAATCAAAATATTTTTTTTAAAAATTAAATATATCATCCCACCAGGCGATTGCTATTACTATTCCGATGACAAAAAGAAGGATTAAAAACGCTAATTCCAGCTTTTCCATCCAGTCCATGTTTTTGAATATTTTCATGTGCGAAATTTAGCGTTTGGTTTCCGGATCTCCTTGCGGGTTTCCGTATTTTGAATTGAAATATTGCTCTGATTGTATAAGAACTGGATTACTTATTAAGAAGTCATATTCTACCTTTCTTCCATCATCATACGCCTCCATAATCTGCTGCTTTTCCTTTTCTATAGAGTTATCGTTGATTATACTCAGAACATAATTAAAGGCATCTTCTTTCCCATTTTCAAAGTCTGATGTTCTGCGTGGTAATTCATCCAAAACGCTTTCAATTATTAACTTTAGCTCCTGTAACGCTGTTTTATTGCTCATTTTAATTGAATATATCATTTAATGTCTTTAGTATCTTGATTATAAAAATCCCAATTACGACAATAAATATAATATCACCTATTGATTGCCAAAATGGATCAGTAATTAACTCTCTCATTTTATGTATATTTATCGTTAAATATCTCCACAGCCTTTTTAATTGCTGCTTCGGTGGCTTATTTTAGGATATATTATTAAGCTGTTTTTCAAGTATTCTGCTGTGAATACAATGTCATCTTTTTGATCACTATAATCTATTGATGGATATTTTCTGGGGCGATGAATACAATTCTTTACAGCTCTTTTAAATGATTCAATAGTGCTTTCATTAAAACATAAAGTGGTAATGCGACCACCATTCATAATTTGGACTGTTCGTTCCTCTTTTGCTTTTCCTTCCATTTCCTATGATTTAATTGTTAATTCTTCACCAGTTAAGGAGAAAAATAAATTCTGTAGCTGGTGAACATACTTTAATTTAACCTCAAATAATCCAAACGGTCCAGCCATTCCAACTGATGCAAATTGTTTAAACAATATAACAGATAATTTAAATCGCTTTCTGTAAATTATTTCCCATCCTGTTTCGGTATTATCAAAGCCAAAATTTAATAACCATTCTTCTGTTAGTTCTATAGGCTTATACGCTTCTGGATGTTGTTGACAATGAATTATGTCTACAGCATCAATAATTACAGGTACAAATCCATTATGATTTACATAGTTTCCTATTCTTAGTTCTTTAGCTTCCATTATTTCTCAAAATAAAATTTAACTTCAATTTCTGTTTCTTCAATAAGTCCGTATTTTTTAGCGAACTTATACTGAGTGGAATATTTATTCAGTGAACCGACAAACTCCTTTATATTCTCCCTAAATTGTTCTAATGAGTAAGAATTCTTTTGAATGTTACAGCTTGGACATGCCGGATTTAAATTTTCAAAGCCTTCATTCTCTGGTTTTTCACAAGTGCCATCCAGCCAGTTACGTACAATTGGCTCTATATGGTCAGCGTGCCATTTCTTAGGAAGATCACAACCACAGTAAGCGCATTTACCATTATATTTTTGATGAAGGGTATTTCTCTGTTCTTTGGTTAGTTTCATCCTTTCAAATATTAAAACGGTAATTCACTTTTATTTCTCCTAAACTTAAACCTCGAAATAAGGCGTTTAAGGTCATATTCTACCAGATATTTATACCATTGATAGTAACTTTCCATTTGTGGATAATCACGGTATTTTCGATGGTAATACATGTTTTTTAGGTTGTTAATAAATTCTTTCATAGCTTTACTTTGTTGATTAATTTTTCGATTTGATTTATAAATTCTTCTTGACCTTCTAGCGGTTCAGAAAAAAAGTGTGGTTGAAAGAAATCTTTTACCTCCTCCAACATAGAAAGCATCTCTTCTGAGTGGTCGGGGACTTCTTCGAGCCATTCATCAACATAACGACAATCTGTATTTTCAGCGTGAAAGCCGAATTTATCGTTGTATAATACTGATTCAATAATCTCTTCTCCTCCAAGATTGAAAATAACAGGGTAAATTCCTTCTTTCTCCGGCAGTCTCTCCGATACAGGGACTTTTACATATTTTGTTTTCATAATTAAAATATTGGTGGTTTATGCTAAAAATTTATATCCTATTTTTACGCTTTTTGCTTCTTCTTCGGTATTAAATAGCAACATTATTGTATCTATTCTACCGTAACAATCATATTTTACTTCCACTACCCATTTATCTAATGCTGTATTGTGATTAAGTCTAATAACTTCCGTTACATAACAATCTACTAGGTTCATCCTTTTATTTTTAATATTAATTGTTCAACTTTTTTATAAAAAGTGACTTGAGAGTCTGTATTTATAGGTAATTTACCCAAACACTCTTCTAGCATAGATGTCATTTCTTGTAAATGATTTATCTTTTCGATATTCAATCCGTTTTTCATAGTCTCCAACATATCCCGACTTGATTTACTCAACTGGTTTGCAGGATTAGACAATACTAGATCAATAATTTCTATATATTTTACTTTCATAAATTAATATAATGGTAGGTTAGGTTTTATAAATGGTTGCCAATGAGATATAGTTCTAAGCCAATATATACGAACTTCAATGTCATTTAAAGACATGCTATTTTCTACAGTTATTTCACCTGTTTCTGTTATCACTAAGACATCTTCTACCCCTTTAGGCTTCGGCATATCCTCTTCGCTTTCTATTCGTGTCCATGAATTGTTATTTCTTATTCCCGTAAGACATTTTGGACGAACTGAATGCGTGTTTTTGTTTAATTTCTGTCTTGAGAACATATCCATCTGATATTGTGAAGGAGTAACTTTAATCCAACCTTCATTTTCTAATGCATATTTTTGTTGCTCGTTAGATAATCCTACCCAATACTCCCCGTAGGCAGCCTTAATTGCTTGTTCTTTTGGTGTTTCCATTACTCTGTTGCTTCTTTTATTAGTTGCCTTAGGTCATTCAAAAGTGATATATGAATATCTTTAGGCTCAATTCTTACCTCACATCTTTTCAACATTTCAAGCATTTCCGGAGCTTTGGAAATTAACTTAGCATTAGCTTTGGCTTCTTCTGTTGGTCTAAAACTGCTATTTACAGTAGCAATTGTTACTATGGGTACTACGTATCTTTCATGTTGCACTTTACTTTCAATTGTAAAATACTTTTCACCTGAAACAGACCAGGTTCCACCAGTTCCTTTAAATTCGCTCATAGTAAATAATATTTTGTGTAAGATTTTGTTGTTTCTTTTTTCAGTATTCCTTTTTTAACTGATTTATCCAGATAATAATTTATCTGTGATGTAGAAGCTGGATATTCGTCATTTTCATACTGTAACCGGAGCCACCAGCTGCACACTCCTTCTTCATTATTCTTCTCCTTGTAGTCTTTTAGTCTTTGAAGCCATAATTGTTCTTTCATGTCTTATTTGTTTGGGGTTATAGGCTGAAATTTCTCTAAATGCTCAGCGTCTCTTTTCTCCGCCTCTTGTCTTGAAATCATTTTACCATTTTCATCTAAGTCAATCCATTCATTTTTTGGCAATGATTCTAAATAGTCATAACGCTCTTTATCTTCTTCAGATAAGTTTTCTCTACCAACTGCTTTAAGAATTCCAAGACGTAAACCGCCATTAAATATCTGTGTACTCATATTTTATTTTTAAGGTTGTTTTTGATTTTGGATTAAAACCCCGGCATTGCTAGTACTCCGCCGGGGATGCAAATTTTTAATTGCTATGTGTTACAGTTATAGCCTAAGGATGAACGTTTACTATTATTACTACAGCTATTGACAATACTGCAATAACACCCGTAGATAATAATGCTACTAAGAAGGTTTCGTTTGACTTTTTCATAAGATGAGGTTTTAATTGTTTCTTTTTGTTGAGACAAATGTAAAAGTATATTTTTACATATGCAAATATTTTTAAATATTTATTTTTACTTTTTATTAATTTTGTAAACATAAACTTTTACATTACCTTTGTAATCATGGAACTAAAAATTAAAGAAACTTGTAAACGATATGGTATTGGCATTGCTGAGTTAGCAGATAAGCTCGGTATAACTCGCCAGGCGCTAAATACAAGCCTTAAAAACAACCCAACAGCAGAAAGAATAACAGAAATTGCAAAAGCAATTAATTGTGACATTCACGAGCTAATAGGTGTTACCGATGAATATTACCATTTGTATGATGATAAGACAGGCGAATGGCTGGGGATCAGAAAAAAATAATTACAGATTGTAAGTCTCTTTCGCTATCAAATACCTGTCATAATACGATCTGAAATTATGCCTATGTATTCCAATTAACTTGCAGCACTCCTCTATTGATTGCCCTGATTCATAAGCTTTGCCCAGTATGCTATATTTAAACTTCAAAACTTGATCTCTTGAATACTGTGGATTCTTTGCTTTTATTTTAGGCTCCTTTTCGTCTTTCTTAACTACAGGCTTCAACGATCTTCTAAATTCATTATCACTTGCCGGAGCATATCTTACAGGACGGTTTATTGCTTTTGCTCTTGCTAGGACTTCTAAAGCCTTTTGATTTTCCTGTCTCTTAGTTAGCCTTCCGGATCCATCCATTAACTCTGAATGATCAGATTTTCTCTTTACTTGTGCCATTACTTTATCTTGTAATTCTTCTCTAACAAAGTCAGCGTATTGTCAATCTGGAACGCGTCTCCCCTATCAATTATCTCTATAAATCTATCAATGAATTCAGAATTAAGGATGTTTGAGTTTTGAAGATCATATCCATATTTAAGCCCTCTACAATCAGCCTCTTCCTGTATTTCGTCATCCTTGTAATCTTCTAAAGACTTAACTTCATCTTCATCAACTAGGCCATATTCTTCTTTAGCCCAATCTTCAAGATCAATATTCATATTAGACAATATTTCTTCTTCAAATCTCTTATGCTGACTATTGAATAAATACTTAACCATGGATTCAGTATATCCAGTTGTATTGAATGATTCTAGGCTTTTTTCTTTATACTCTAATATTTCGCCATCTGACATGATGACTTTTACTATTCTACTCATGGCAATTATCTGTTTAAAATATTATCATGTTTTCTGAAAGAAATATTGTTCGTAGTGCGTTTTCTTTCATAATTCTCTTTCATATCATCTAACCATTTGGTTTTAGATTTAGAAAGCCTTTCAATAAGTTCCATCGGGTTAGAATGGCAACTTTCCGAAAGCTTCGCTTGGTGTTGCTGTTGGCATTTTTGGTTGCTCATAATGAAATTCTTGTTCTTTTAAATCGTAAAATCTTTGATACTGGGGACTCCACCCTATTACTAGCTCACTTTCTCCGCAATGCCTATTCTTTGCAGAAATAAGCAATGCCTTGCCTTTGGTTGATGTTTCAGATTCCTCTTCTTCATTCCACGTTTCAATACCATAGTATTCAGGGCGATATGGAAACATGATAACGTCTGCGTCCTGCTCGATTGCCCCGGACTCTCGTAAATCTGATAACTGAGGTTTTTTTTCGGTTCGCTTCTCTACATCTCTCGATAGTTGCGATAAAACAATTACTGGAATGTTTAACTCTTTTGCCAGAAGCTTTACTTCTCTTGATACGAATGTTACTCGATCATACGTACTCATTTTAGCTTGAGTGGTGATGAGCTGCAGATAGTCGATAATTATCAGCTTAGTTCCTTTCTCTTTGAAAACATACCTAGCCCTGGCTTTTATTTCCTCCCACTTGTACAGATCATCATCGTAATAAAAGGGGATTGATTCAAGTTCCCTGCAATCGAAAACCTTTTCAAGATCCTGCTCTGTCATCCGCTTCTTTCTTATTCGGTTAGAATCTATTTCTAGCTCATTTGAGACTATCCTTTTATGCAACTGGATATTCGCCATCTCTAAAGAGAAAAAGTGTACGGGCGAGCCTTTAATTGCACCATGCTTACCAAATGCTAAGGCTAATGCGGTCTTACCCATTGCTGGACGAGCTGCAATAACTATCATATCCGATCCTTGCCATCCTTGGTTTTCTTCTTGTAGTTTTGAAAATGGCATTGGTACACCATCAATAGTTTTGCTTTTGACGAACTCTACAAATTCTTTATGAACGTCTGCAAATGATTTAACTGGTTTCTGTCCGCTGAGGTAGTGATGAATTTTAGTAGTCTCTTTTGAAGTAAAATCTAAAACCTCAAATACATCCTCAGAGTCATCAAAAGCTTTATTAATCATTAGATTTCCGGCTTCAATAACCTTTCTCTTGATGTATTTCTCCCAAACTATCCGACAGTGATACTCAATGTGAGCTGATGAAGAAATACCCAGTGTTAATTCAATCACATATCCATCGCCTCCGGCAGATTCTAACGCCTTTAGCTTTTTAAGCTCCATTATCACCGTCATCATATCAACTGGCATGTTTCTTAACTTCATAGAAGCTATTACCGAGTAAATGACTTTATGTCGTGGATCATAAAACACTTCTGAATTATTTGAAAATATTTTGAATGTTTCATCTAATCCCTTGTGGTCAATTAAGCAGGTTCCAATAACTAACTTTTCAAAGTCGAGTGCATTAGGGGGTACTTTACCAATCATAACTTTCTTCTTTTGGATATTATCAAACTATCTTGAACTTGTTTTCTTGGTGGAAAGTCTCCTTTCAAAGCAAATAGTCCTTTCCATTCTCTCTCTATCGACTGCTCTACTATTAATTTTGCAGTTTCAGCATTATCATTTGCCAGCTTAGCGAGTTTATCCAAAGCTGCTTGTTCTGACTTTACCGTCTTATAACTGTCCTTTAGTTCTTTCTTGAATTCTATCCAGTCTTTCCATACTATTGAGAATCCTTCTGGAAAATTCAAATTTTCTTTCTCAGGAGGTGGAACCTTGCGTTCTTCTTCTCCTTCTGTTTCTTCTTCGGTTTCTGTTTCTTCTTCTAGCGGCAACCTGTCAGCAACTTGACCGCCATTTGTCAGCGAGTTCTTATCAACGAAGTTATTTAACACATTTTCAGGTATTTGAGGAAACTTAGCTTTAACTTGTCTTAGTCTTTGGTCAAAATTCACAATATGAATGTATTGTTTGTTATCGGCGTCATAGGCAGCGATCAAACCGGCTGAAACTAACTCATGTAGCCAACGGGAAATGTCGGTGTCCCTTAAATTCTTTAGCGGAAAACAAAACGAATTAATCAATCTCGGATTACCATGATAAGAACCGTAATCATCAGCTTTCATCATTAACCTGATAAATAGAGCTTCTGCTTGAAATGAAACCTGGTCTACTCTTTCGCTATCTGTCCAGTCTCTTATAACTCTATTTGGCATTCTCTATGTCTTTTTACTTTTACTTTTCTTTTTATTAATGGAAGGCTTTTCACTATTTGCCCAATTTATCGCCTCATCAAAACCTCCTTTATACGGGATCATCTCTTTGCCTTCCATTAAATAAAAAGTGTCACTTTCTTTATATAGCCACCCTCTTTTCACTTTCATCACTAAAAACATTTGTTTGGGCGCTATATCCAAATACTGATACTAATTCTTTGGCAGCTTTTTCAGATTCAATTTCAAACCCTATCGGAATGAAGAAGGTTCTAGAATGCGCAGAACATTTAATATTCTTTTTCTTTAAAACCTTATGAAGCTGATATCGTCTTTTATTCTCTTTATCGGAATAACCATGAACTCCTCCCATGATTTATGATTTTAAATGTTATTCTATTACTTCCCAGATTACTACCGGCCTTCGAGATACCTCACATAATTTTACTTCACCACTATCTCGAATCATATTTTTTCGGACCATCTCCGAGATGCGTTTCTAAACTTGACTTTCTTCTAATCCGGTTACTTTTGCTATATCCCGGAAGGAACCCGTCTTAATCTTTAATAAGCCCCGATAAATTTTATCGTGTAACACTTCTTTATGAGGCTTTATTAATTCATGTGATATAATTGATGTGGCCTTCATGATCTATAGCTTTTCGATTCGCCAGCCTACTATTGAGTTGAAATACCTTACTTCACCATCCGGAGCCTGCCATTCTCTACCTCGGATATTGATTCCGATTTTTACCCTGTCACCTTCTTTTAAAGTATTGAGTAAATCAATTTTGTCTGATAAAAACTCTATAAGGATTGGATGATGATATTGTTCTTCTGTTAGTACAATCAATTCAGCTTTCTGAAATCCAGATCCAAAAGTTTGTACATCTTTTTTGTTTTTTATTATTCCTGTTAGTTCCATGTTTATTATTTATAATTTATGCTACTTCTAAATGACTTCCGAGTGTTACAGTAAGACTATTTAAATATTCTCTCGCTTGGTCAATCATTGTTTTCATTAATGAAATTGTCTTTTCACATCTAACAATGTCAAATTCCTTTATTCTAGCTTGTTTTGGAATATCGTCATAGGTCATATTATGAGATATCTCAGCTTCTAATTCTTCAGGTAACCCATCAACAAAACCTAACTTCCAGCCTACTCTTCTTTTTTCATCTAAAATCAATTCATCTGGTGTATCAACTAAGCCATATACTAGTTTTGCAGAATTTAACCCTAACAAATCCATATATGCCTGTAATTGGTATTCGTAGTCTTCATTAGGAATGTCTTCTTCAAATAATGGAAATGTTGAATAATCCCATGAACTTTTAAAATCGTAAACAATACCATCCTCTACAATATCAGGTTCACCTGAGAAGTAATCATTTTCAAAACGCTGATCATTTTTCATCAAAAACAATCCTCTTACTTCGTTATACTGATCTATATTAGCCTGTTCTACTGATAGTCCTTTAATTAGGTATCTGCTTTGAAGATCTTTTGAACGACCAAAAACAATGTCTTTATAAATCTCTTTTAAGTATGTTTTAGCACCATTAGAAAGCTCTGGTTTGGCATTTTTCTTTTTTAAAAGATCTCCTAAAGTGATAGTTTGCTTTTCAGTTATTTTTCCTTCAGCTTGTTTCTGCTTCAAACTATTAAGTGTATTAATCTGGGCAGCAGTTAAAGGTTTAGGCAATCCTTTCATAATGTTACCTATTGAATGAGGTCTAAAAAGATGTTTTGAAAAATTATGCACTCTTAACATTGTTCAATTGTATTTTACGTTCTGTGAATTGTTTTTTATACTCAGATTGTTGTTCTTTTGAAAGTGATGCGAATAATGTACTTAGTTCTTGTTGTGTAGATACCTTTAATATTTTATCAGATATCTCAGTGTTTAGTACTGGAACTTTTTTTGCTATTCTCACTCCACCAACTAATTCACCTTTCATTTTTACTGATGAATCGACATATAATTCAAGCAAAATATCTTTCCAATCTTCAACAAAAGGCGTCCCTTGTGGAAATTCATTTGTTGGAAAAAAGCTTTTTATGACTGAGCTGTTTGTTACATTAAGAACCAATGGCTTTATATTTTCGTAGAAATATGCAACATTATAGTTCCCTTTGTTTCCGGCTACCTTTATACCAAGTTCTTGCTTAACTTCTTTTAATTTGAATATTAGCTTTTTACCTTCTTCTAAGTAGTCCTCTAAATCAGCCACTCCTAAGTGATCTGATTTATATACTTTTCTGAAATGTGTTTTACTCATTTATTTAGTGTTTATTAGTTTGATTTTCTTATTGTGTACTTCTTTTAAGTAGTCCTTTGTGAAAGTATTAGCGTGGGCTAATTCGTGGCACTTTCTACATAAGGCGATGAGGTTTTCAATTTTATCCTGTTCACCTTTGCATTTCTTGCCGAACTCGCTTCTTCGATGAATATGATGAATATCAACTGCTTTGTTTCCGCAAATCTCACATGGAATCCAGTTTGTATCGTGAGGATTAAAGAAACCTATGTAAACTTTAATGTGCTTTTGCATTATTACTTATTTTGAATCCGTGATATTCAGTTAAGTGACTCAAGTCTTTTCCTCTGCTTTCCTCCTCTTTTATTCTCCTGCCATAAGTAAACTGGATAACTTTAATCTCACCGTTAACAATTATTTTCATGTTAGTTTGATAATAAATTGTGATAGTATTCTTTGCCATACTTTCTACCAGATATTAAAATGTCATATCTGTACTTTCTGCTTCTTTGTAGCTTACCTTTGTTTAAGTGAATCATCATGTGTCTGAACACTTTTGATAATTCGTATGGATATAACTCCCTAAGAACATTGTTCTGAAAATCTCTTATTACACACTTTTTGAAGTTGTATAGAACATTAGTGCCATTTTCTAAATCAATTCTTGCGAACTTCTCCTTCTGAGAACCGGAAATTGTTGTGTGAATAACCTGTCTCTTTATTCTACTTCCTAAGAAGCTTTTCATTTCTGTTTTTTTTGCTAATTTTGTCATGATAGAAAAATGTTTTACTTTTTGTTTAACATTCGCCGATGTGATTCCACTCATGTCGGCTTTTTATTTGAATAGAAGCTTTGCTTTAATAGTTAACTCCTGATCGTTCTTACCTTTTGTATTTCGCTTCTTAGAGGTGGCTCCCACACCACCTCCGGAAGACTTATTTAATTCCTCTTCAACAAGGATAGAATAACTTTGCATTGCTTTTAAATAGCTCCTGATTTTCTTTTCTGATTCTGGTGACATAGCTTATCGAGTATTACTTTAAGATCCTTTTTACCTTTTTGTGAAGACCTGTGAATTTTATCAGCATTTTCACTTGCTCTCTTTACCATTTCAGTAACTCCTGATATATTAAATTCAGTTACTCTCCCAGTTCTGTATAACACATCTCTTAATGTTGAAATACTGATACCCGTAATAGCGGAAATATCCGCTCTGTCATCTTTACCCGTATACTCTAACAAAAGTTTTGAGGTCTTTTCATCGATTGCTTTGTCTATTTCTACCATACTCTAATTTTTATTTCATTACGGTTTCCCGTATTTGATTTGTTATATTTTTTATAACTTTGTCCGTAATTGTTTTACAAATATACAGATAATTTCTGTATATAAAAATATATTGCAGATAATTTCTGTAATAATATATAACTATCTGAAAACCAATGATAAAATTTTTATATGGAAATAAAAGTAAAAGTGATAAACTTTAAAAAAGATGAATTTGAGTATCTGAATTTGCCTATAGTAAGTATGAAGAAGAAAAAAAATCATATTACTATAATAAACTGAAATCACTAGAAAAAGAATTGAAAGGCTATATGATAATAGTTGAAATAGATGAACCTTCTGCAAAAACTACTTTTTCAATTGAGCCTGATCTAAATAATCATTCTCTGAGGATGAAGGTTTTAAAAGTTTTAGTTCCTGAACAATTAAATTAATTCCTTGTCTAATATTGTAGACCTCATTTTTAATTAATTTATCTTCAACTGATGCTAATAACATAATGCCATGATATAATAAGTTACACAAATATATGAAAGAAAAAGAAGAATACAGAAATATTCTGTACAATAATAAACTTACACCTCCTGAAGTATTAAATAAATTGTCTGAATATTTAAATGTATCAACTGCAGAATTAGCAGAAACTATAGGGTATGACAGACCGCAGTCATTATACGATGTTATTAATGGGAAAACAAAAAGAATAAGTCAAAAAATGGCAGATAAAATACTTGATAAATTCCCAAATATTAATAGCGTTTGGATATTAACAGGTGAAGGCAACATGCTGCTAAATGAAAGCAAAAATATTACACATCAAAGTGAGCAAAAATTATTACCTCCATCAGGAAGTAAAGTCAAAGTTCCTTATTATGATGTTGATTTTTCTGGCGGATGGAGTTCTGATGAGGTTTTTTCAATGGCACCGCCTTCGTTTTATATAACAAGTCCAAACTTTGAAAGAGCTGAATTTGCATGTAATTTATCTGGAAATTCAATTTCTCAAATAATTCCTAGTGGATCTGTTGTAGGATTTAAGGAAATATTTAATTGGCAAACATACTTTTTGACTAATGAACTGTATGGTATAGTAACAAAAAACGATTTACGGACCGTAAAATTAGTTAAGAGAAGTAAAGAAAATAAAAACAACCTAGTATTAATACCTTGCCCCTTAATTGAGTATGACAAGGCTGGATATGAAAGTGAAGAAATACCAATGGATTTTGTGGCTAGATTTTACCAGGTAATAGCTTGGGCAAAATTCGAAAGATTAGTAATGTAATAATAAATCACATAAATATGGAAGTAATCTATATTAGTTTAGCAATATTAGGATTAATGTCCCAATATTTCATTATTAAATTCGCAATAAAAAGTGCATTGCAAAAGAACCTTGAACAACAAGAAGAATACCTAAAACTTATTGCCGAATTACAAAGTATATTAAATAAACACATTTTAAATCAAAAATAA